TTGTGGTGTAAGGAAACCGGCAAGGTCTATTGGATGTCAAAATCCGCAACCGATTTCATTGACGTGCGCGACGATCCGCTTAAATTGCAGGATTTCTTTCCGTGCGGCCGGCCGCTCTACGCTACGCTGACCTCTGACAGCCTCGTTCCGGTGCCTGATTTCGTGCTGTATCAGGACCAGGCGGTTGAGTTGGATATTTTGTCCGACCGGATCGACGGGCTGGTCAAGGCGTTGCGGGTGCGGGGCGTGTATGACGCGAGTCAACCCGCTCTGGCGCGGTTGCTGACCGAGGGCGAAAATAACTCGCTGATTCCGGTCGTGAATTGGGCCGGATTCGGTGAAAAGGGCGGGCTGAAAGGCAGCATCGACCTGCTGCCGCTGGACACGCTCGCGGCGGCGCTGATGCAATGCTACGGCGCGCGGACCGAGATCAAAAATCAGATTTACGAGATCACCGGCATTTCGGACATTATTCGCGGCCAGACGGCGGCCAGCGAAACGGCAACGGCGCAGCAGATCAAGGGCCGATATGCTGGGCTGCGGCTGCGGTCTATGCAGGAGGACGTTGCGTTGTTCGCAACGGACCTGCTGAGGCTGAAAACGCAAGTCATCTGCTCGCAATTCCAACCGGAAACGATCCTCGAATACGCTGCGGCGGCGCAAATGTCCGAGGCTGATCAGCAAATGATCCCGCAGGCGTTGGATCTGTTGAAAAACAACCCGATGCGCAATTTCCGCGTTGAGGTGGCCAGCGACAGCCTGGTGCAGCTGGACGAAGACGCGATGAAGCAGGATCGGCTGCAATTCATTCAGGCGTTCGGCGGGTTTATGCGCGAAGCGTTGCCGGCGGGGCAAGCGAGTCCGCAGTTGGTGCCGATCCTATTCGAAGTGCTGCGGTTCGGTGTGTCGGCGTTTAAGTCGGCGCGTGCCCTGGAGGGCAGTATTGATCAGGCGATGACGCAGTTTGTGGAAGCGTCCAAACAGCCTCAGCCGCCGCCGCCGCCCAATCCTGAAATGATGAAATTGCAGCAGGCTGGCCAGATCGAGCAGATGCGGATGCAAGCCGAGGGTCAAGCCATGCAGGCGAAGGCTCAATTCGATGCGCAAGTGCTGCAAGCCCAACTGCAAGCCGACATGCAGATTGAGCAGCTAAAGGCGCAGTCGCAGTTGCAAATTGAGCAGATGAAAGCCGAGGCAACCGCCGCGATTGAGCAACAGCGGATTGCCATGGAAGAGCAGGCCAAACTGCAAGAGATGGCGCAGGTTGAGCAGTTTGACCGATGGAAGGCCGAACTGGAAAGTGCAACAAGAATTCGCGTTGCCGAGATTGCGGCAGGGGCGCGGATGGAAATGGAGCCGGCTGCGCGGCTGGTGCCGGCGCTATGACCGTTTACGTCCTGGAAAACGGCGAGTTGGTGGTCAAACGCGAAAGCGTCGATCGGCGTTTGCAGATCGTGTCCGACATCCAGCCCTATACCAGCATGATCGACGGCAGCACGATCGGCAGTCGGTCGCGGCATCGAGAGCATTTGCAATCGCGCGGCTGCATCGAAGTTGGAAACGAGCAACAGCCCGCACCAAAGCCATACGAGACGCCGAAAGCCGAACGCGATGCGCGGAAACGGGCGCTTTACGGGCAATTTGAAAATTTAAGCCAGCGTCAAATTTCGCGGGTTGCGCAGGAACTGCGCGAGCGCGCCAGCAGGAGATAGTATGTCCGAAACTATTATTGACGACGCTGTTCCGGATCGGCGCGAGATACTTTCGCAACAGTTTGACGAGGTTGCCGCTGCGTCCGTTGCGTCGGTTGATCCTGTTGCCGAGAAGCTCGCCGTTTCACGTGACGCCGCCGGGAAATTTGCGTCGCCTGCCGCACCGCCTGCCGCGCCTGAGCCGGAGGTTGAGCCGCCGGCTTGGCATCGTCCGCCGCAAAGCTGGAAGAAGGAAAAGCACGGGCTGTGGGATACCGCAGCGCCGGAGTTGCGCGAATACGCCTTCCAGCGCGAGGAAGAGATGCGCAACGGCGTTTTGCCGTTGCAGGAAAAAGCGCGGTTCGCCGATTCAATGCAAGCTGCGGTTGAGCCTTATTTGCCTACCATTCGCGGTCTTGGCGTTGACGCGCCAACGGCGGTAAGGGCGCTTTTGGAGGCGGATCGCCTGTTGCGGTCGAGCGCGCCGCAAGAGAGGCTTGCATATCTTCGGCAACTTGCACATAATTATGGCATTGATTTATCTGGTGCGTCAGAAACGCCCGAAAACAACCCACAGGTTGATGCTCGGTATAGCGATCTAGCTAATCAGGTGAACCAAATCAGAGGGCAGTGGCAGGCCGAAAAGGATGCTGCCGCTGCCGCTGAAGATAGGGCGTTGCAGGCAGATATATCTAAATTCTCGTCCACACACGAGCATTTTGAGACGTTAAAGCCTGAGATGATCCGATTGCTACAAGGCGGGTCTGCGGACTCGCTGGACCAAGCCTACAGGAAAGCGATGCGTCTAGACGACGGATTGTTCGATAGTTCGCAAAAATCCCTACAGGATGCGGCCGATAAGCGGGCCGCTGCGGATCGGGCAGCCAAATCAGCGCGCGCTGCGGCGGTAAGTGTTCGCGGCTCTACACCCGGAGCCAAGCAGGCAACCAAAGCGACAGACAGGCGCTCCATCCTTGAGGATCAATTCTCGGGGTTGAGTGAGCGTCTCTAGATCATTTGGAGGCTGCCTAAATGGCATTCGCAAATAGTTCGGTCAGCGATATCATCGCCACGACCATTCAAAACCGGTCCGGCGATCTCGCGGACAACGTGACGAACAACAACGCCTTGCTGCGGCGCCTCAAGGAGCGCGGCAACGTCAAGACGTTCTCGGGCGGCAACGTGATCTTGCAGGAGATCATGTACAACGACAGCACGACCAACAACACGAACTCGTATTCGGGCTACGAAGTGCTCGACGTGTCGCAGAACAGCCCGATCAGCGCGGCGCAGTTCTCCATCACGCAGTATGCTTCTGCCGTGTCGATTTCGGGGCTGGAAATGCTCCAGAACGACAGCAAGGAGCAGATCATTGATCTGCTCGATGGGCGCATGGAGGTGTCCGAAGCGCAGTTGATGAACCGCATTGGTTCCGACATCTACCTGGATGGCACCGGCAACGCGGGAAAAAACATCACCGGCCTAGCCGCCGCAATCCCGGACGCTCCCACCACGGGAACCTATGGCGGTATTAACCGTGCAACCTACACGTTCTGGCGGTCGGTGAAATACGGCGGCCTTGCCGACGGCGGCGCGGCAGTCAGCGCGACCAACATCCAAGCGTATATGGACTCGCTCGCGGTGCAGTTGATTCGCGGCACTGACAAGCCTGACCTGATCGTGACCGACAACACCTACTACAAGCTGTATCTACAGTCGCTTCAGGCAATCCAGCGGGTTACCGAGACCAGTTCCGCTGGTGCCGGGTTTGCGTCACTTAAGTACTACGGCGCGGGCATGGCCTCCGACGTGGTGCTTGACGGTGGTGTCGGGAGCGCGGCGACGGCGGCGCACATGTGGTTCCTCAATACCAAATACCTCATGTTCCGGCCTCATGCCGCGCGGAATTTCGTTCCAATCGGTGGCGAGCGCCAGGCGGTCAACCAGGATGCGGTGGTTAAGCTCATTGGCTGGGCGGGCAACATGACCTCCAGCGGTCCGCAATTCTGCGGCGTTTTGATCGCTTAAGGAGCAAATTATGGCCTATGTTTTCACTGAAAACCACGTCGGGCTTCTGCAAATTGAGAATACCGATGCCGGCGTGACTATGCCGAACGGAACGAGTGCAATCCCGACGCCGCCTGCCATGCTGGGGCAGGTTGTCCGCGCCGCTGATCCCACCTATGGCGCGGGCGAGTTCATCATGCTGGTTGGCGTTGCCAGCACGGTAATTGGGTCGCTGGTGACGTATAACGTCACAACCTATCAGACCGCACTCAGCCCCAACATTGCGAACCTGGGGCAACCTGTTGCGGTGGCGATGTCGGCCAACGCAGCTGGTTCGTTCGGCTGGTATCAAATCGGCGGGGTGGCTGTCATCGCTAAGACGGCGGTGCAGACGCTCGCGCAGGTTGCGGTTTATCAGTCGGCCACTGCGGGCAGCATCATGCCGACCGCTGCTACCGGACGGCAGATTCTCGGCGCGCGATCTGCCAACCCCGCCACGGTCACCACCACGGCCGCGACGCTGGTTGTCTCGATCAATCGTCCGCATCTGCAAGGCCAGATCACCTAGTGATCTTGCCGAGCAACCTCGACAAAACGCTCCCGGTTGCTTGCAACACGGCGGCAACGGACGTGCTGGCGAATGTGGAGTTCGCCAGCACGCTTCCTTATCCATGGCTGCGTCACCAAGACGCAACCGGCACGCCGGCGCTATTGATCGGCGGCGGGCCATCGGTGAGCATGTTTCTGGAAACCATCCGGGCCGAACAAAAAGCCGGTGCGGCAATGTTTGCGATGAACGGCACCAGGGCCATGCTAGAGCGCGCGGGCATCGTGCCTGACTACTTCGTGCTGGTGGACGCGCAACCAGGCGCTGCGGGGTTTGTGGGGCCAGCGGATACCTATCTGATCGCATCGACGTGCAACCGCGCGGTGTTTGACAAATTCGGCGCTGCGGACAACGTGGTTGTCTGGCATCCGAATTTCCCGGGGCTAACCGACATTTCGTGCGACCGTGAGCGCGTCCTAATTGGCGGCGGCTCGTCGGTCGGAATCCTGAGCATGTCGATTGCCTATGTGCTGGGATTCCGCGACATTCGGTTGTTCGGGTTTGACAGCAGCTACGAAGGCGATTGCGGGCATGCTTACGAGCAGCACCAGAACGACAACGACGAGCCCGAGCTATACACGGTCGGAAATCAGACTTTCGCGGCGGCACCTTGGATGGCGCGCCAGGCGGTTGAGTTTCAATCGGCGTCAACCCAACTTGCCGACCTAGGCGCGTCAATCAGCGTTTTGGGGCGCGGCCTATTGCCTGCTGTAGCGGCAATGATGGCACGCGCGGCAACTAATTACCCGGAGACAACAAATGCCTCTCGATAGCGATACGTCAGCTGCTGACACTCACCTCAGCGTGGAGTTCTACCACCACAAATTTGAGCCACATGTCGGCGAACCCTTTGTCCGCATTGCGGTTCCCGGCAACGATCTGACGGTGATCGACACTCCGGCGCGCGATTATCATATGCTGCGTTTTCCGCTGCATTGGCTAAATTTCCAACGCCAAACAAGCCCTGACGCGGCGGTTGGCAACAGTCTCAAAAATTGGAGCGCGGCGCAACCCGAGGCGCTGACGGAGCATATGCTGGGCGAATTGCAGATTCTGCACTTCGCCACCGTCGAACAGGTTGCGGGCGCGAGTGACGCCCAGCTCCAGCGCGTCGGCATGGGTGGGCCGGGATTGCGCGAACGAGCGCGAGCGTTCCTGGCGCGGCAAAATATGTCTGAAACCGCTCTTGAGCTGGAGAAAACCCGGGCGGAATTGGCGGAGTTGCGGGCGATGATTACCAGCATGACGCCACGGGTGGGCAGGCCGCGCGCGACGGAGGGCTAACCCATGTCGAGCACGATGCTGCAACTGATCGGGCAGGCGACAGGGGAGCTAGGTATCCCGACGCCTGCAACCGTGATCGGCAATCCTGTGGCCGATGTGACGCAGTTCCTGGCGTTGATGAATGCGTGCGGATACGAATTGATCCGGGCCGCGGAATGGCGTGCGATGGCGTCGCAACACTTGTTTTCGACCGAATATCTGACCACCACGGGCACATGGACCACGGCGGCGCGCACGATCAGCGGCATTCCGACAACGGCGGCTCTTGACACGACCTGGCAGGCGGTTGGCGCCGGTATCGGCCAGAACGCCATGATCGTGTCGGTGGACAACGCGAATCAGGTTACGCTCAACCAGGACATCACGGCGGCCGGTGTCGCTGCGACCGTCTATTTCCAAAAAATGCAATACGACCTGCCAAGTGATTATGCGTCGCTCACACCACGCACGCAGTGGGACAAGTCGAAGCACTGGGAAATGCTTGGGCCGGAAACCCCGCAGCAGTGGGAGTGGCTGATGTCGGGCTTTATCAGCACGGGGCCGCGCTTGCGTTGGCGTTTGTATCAATCCTATTTCCAAATCTGGCCGGGTTTTTCCAATGCCGAGCAATTAGGATACGAATATCGCAGCCTAGCTTGGGTCCGGTCGTCTACCGACGCTCTCAAAAATAGCTTTACGCTTGATAGCGATACCTGCATTTTTCCTGATCGACTGATGGTGTTGGCCACCAAGCTGAAGTATTTTGAAGCGAAGGGGTTTGACACAACGGCTATGTATCGCAATTACAGTCGCGAGCTGGACATTGTGATAGCGCAAGACGCCAGCGCGGCTAACCTATCGTTTGCGCCTTCCCCTGGGTCAACCCTGATTACCTACGACAACATTCCTGACGGCGGCTATGGTTCGGCGTAGGGCATCCGCGCTAGTCCAGAACCGCACGGCCAAAGCGGTTAGTTTGTCGGCGCCGGTCGGCGGCTGGAATGCGCGCGACAGCTTGGCGGACATGGCGGCAAACGACGCCGTGGCGCTTGTTAATTTCTTCCCTGACGTGGGGAGCGTTAACCTTCGCGGCGGCTACACTGACCATGTGACCGGCATTGCGGGCACGGTTGAAACGCTTATGGCATATACCAGCGGCATTGCCAGCAAGCTGTTTGCCGTTGCAAATACGCCGTCCTCGGTCTTTGACGTTACCTCGGCCGGCGTTGTCGGAGCTGCGGTTGTCACCGGCCTGAGCAACGGGCGTTGGGAATACACTAACGTCACCACGGCTGGCGGCAGCTATATCTACGCGGTCAACGGCGTTGACGCGCCACTGCTCTACAACGGCGCCACTTGGGCGTCAGTTACGGGTTTAACGCCGATTGCCATTACCGGCGTTACGACAAGAACCCTTTCCAATGTCGCGTTGTTCAAAAGCCGCGTCTGGTTTGTTCAAAGGCAGTCGCTCAAAGCGTGGTATCTGCCGACATCGGCAGTCGGCGGCGTTGCCAATGTGCTCGATCTGAGCGCGATTGCGCGCCAGGGCGGCTATCTGGTGGCGATCGCAGCATGGACCATCGACGCAGGGTATGGCGTTGATGACAATCTGGTATTTATCACCAGCGAAGGCGAGGTGATTGTCTACCGGGGCACGGACCCGGCCAGTTCGGCAACCTGGGCGCTTGCCGGTGTTTGGGCGCTCGGAACCCCTATCGGCACGCGGTGCCTGATGAAATACGGCGGCGATTTGCTTATTCTAACTCTAAACGGGTTGGTGCCTTTGGCATCTGTATTGCAGAGTTCGCGCCTTGATCCTCGGGTAGTGGTGACGGACAAGATCAGCGGCGCTTTTGCTGCGGCGGCAAGCACGTATGGGGCGTCTTTTGGTTGGGAAATGCTGTTTTCCGCGCAAAACTCCGCATTGATCGTCAACGTCCCGATCAGCGTTACCGCGCAAGAGCAATTTGTGATGAACACAGATACCCAATCATGGGCGCGGTTTACCGGCTGGGCAGCAAGTTGCTGGGAGAATCTAAACGATCTGCCTTATTTTGGCACTGCCGGAAAAGTGGTAAAAGCCTGGACATTGACCTATCAGGACGGCAGCGACAATATCAATACGCAAGTATTGCAGGCGTTTAATTACTTCGGGTCTCGCGGATCAATTAAATACTACACGCGCGCTCGGTTAAACGTGTTGACTAATGGCACGCCAAACGTAAACGCAACGATCAATGTTGATTTTGATATTGCGCCTCCAACTGTGCCCATAG